GCTTGTCCAGGTCCACCGACTGAAATTGACGGGTTTTACCGCCCACATCGACCATCACCACCCGTTTTCCGGTGGCCAGGTCGACCATGGCCGATTCCACATTGGCCAGATCCGTGCTGGTAAATGCCATAAATAAACCCCAAAATGTGGTTAAGTTTTATCTTACCATAACCATATCATGGGGTTTTGGGTTAAATAGCTGATTGGAAGGAAAAAGGAAGTGATTAGAATGAAAAAGGAAGATATTAGAACTTGACACCATTATTTTTGGCATCGATTTTACGATTTTTGATGTATTTCGAACGCTGATCGATCAGCCACCGATCCAGATCGATATTCAGCGCCCGCCAGGGTCCCTTGCCGTTGCGTTTGAACGCCGGCAGATCCTCGCATTCGACCAGATTGTTGATGTACTTGTAATCTTCTCGAATGTATTCTGCGATCTGCTCGGCGCCCTTGAAACACACAACCAAAGGCCGCTTGATGATTTCGTCATTCATTTTTTATCGTATTTTGATATAATTTTTTTCCTTAACTAAACTTAGCTCACAATACTCGAACACAACAAAACTCAACAGAACGTAACACACCGAACCATAAATAATTGTTATTCAAACAGCTTGATGGTTTCTTCGAACGAAAAACTTTTTTTCGATTCCTTGACTTTGTTTTCCAGCATCGTTATTTTTTTCGATTTCGATATGCTGGCGAACACCCCCAGGATACTTAAAGCTGTGTTGTGCCGTATTTTTTCATCGTTCGAAAGCACCTCAAAATCTTTGACGCTTGTCAGCTCGCTAATGCCCTTTTTTGATTTTCTTTGCACGCTGCCGATAAAGCTGTATCCGACCTCCGCGATTTTATTGTCCGTCAGTCTTTCGAGACCGACGTTGTGAACCGGCCTGAAAACGATCCGGTCGTTTCTCAAACACATATTGCGCGCCGTGTTCAAATACCCATATCCGTCACCGGGCGCCTGTACTTTCATACCAACCAAATCGTTCATTTCGCCATAAGTTATGATATCACCCGGCTGCACTTGCCGCAGCCGGTTGTATAACTGCTGTGCGTATATGCTTCTTGTCTTGAAATATCGTCTCATAATTTTATCCCCCTATATTGTTTCCTTAACTTAACTTAACACAATTTAACATAACGCAACACAACTAACCGAAACTTAACCCAACATAACTGACCGGAATTCAACCCACCGCAGCCGTTTGGCCGTGACAGAACAAAACTCATAAAATCTATTCGTAATTTAACCAAACATCCAATCTTCTATCGTAAACCGTCCGTAATACCCATTATTTCTGGGCCGAAAACGGCCAATCCCGATAAAATTTCCGGCTTGCTCCAGATGATATTTGAACACTTCTTCTGTGATCGTTTCGTCAAACACATAAAATGTCACGTCACCTTCCCACTTGGGTATAAATGGGAAACATTTCAAAACTCTTTTGGTTCCCCCGCGCCGCCCGTCGGATGGCACGTGCAGCCATTCGCCCTCGACATCCCCAGGCGATAAATCCAGAATGAGTGGATCCGTCACCATAATACCGGCCTCAAAATGTTTCGTGTAGGTCGCTTTTCCTTTGCCGGGTATTTGTATCGACAGATATTTCGCCGCCGCACTTAAACAATTTTTGAACATCATCGGCGGTATAAACACCTTGTTGTCAGAATTTACGTGCAACCTGCTGCGCCAGGTTCGCTTTTCATAATTGTCACTGGATTCTTTTTCCAATTTGTCGACATTGTGAAACCTGCTCATGCTCAATGGCGATGCACTTTTTAATCTTGCAATAACATTTTTCATTTTATCCCCCGTAATTTTTAATAGTTTGAATCGACTTAACTTAACTTAACTTAACAAAACCGAACAAAACTGAACCGAACATAACTCAACTCAACCTAAACATCTGTATTTTTATCTTTTCACCTCCTTTCTTCCTTAACTTAACTTAACTTACCGTAACTCAACATAACCGATCATAACTTAACCGAACCGAACCGAACTCAACTCAATATTTATTTTTCATAGCTCGTAAACGAATACATATAGACGTATCGTCCGGACGGCATTTCGCAATACCACAGCCGCCAGTTGTCCAATATACCGACGGCCCCTTTGTCAAATCTGTGGTGCCCGTCGATCTTTATTTTTTCAACGGATTTCAGCTCTTTTGTAAGATTTTCAAATGTAAACGACCGGTTGCTGTTTCGCATGTCCATTTTGTGACATCCTTATCGATTCACCCAGGACGATCCCGCCCTGGGCCGTTTGGGTATCCACCCGCCGCCATCGTCATGTTTATTTTGTTGTCCGTTTTCAACTGTTTTGCGACGAAACTTGTGTCTTACGCCGATTATCTCAGCTGCGCAAAAGTTAAGAACCAGACAGTCCCACAAATGGTTATCCCTACCAGGCGGACATTCCCATGCGCCATCGTCGTTTATGTATTCGGCTACTAACTGGTTTGCGTAATCTGTAGGAAAGCCACTGTACAAATTTAATGACCCAGGGTCTCCGGACATTACCGTCAATGCCGCCGCCACTTCGTCTTTAAAATATTTGGTATTGACATTAACTGCTTTCAGACCACCAATCACAAAACGCTTGCCGCCAGGATAATGTTGCTGATTTGAGAAACTGTATGGACTATTCATTTTAGCCCTTCCATATGTTGGCATAATGCGGCCGGGATTTGTTCTTACAAAATCGTAAACCTCTGCCGTGCGGTGTCCTAATGCATCTTGCAGGGTCATGGTAATTACATACTGTTTACGTTCCAGATCTAAATAAACATCACCCCACAAAACCTGCGCCAGTGCATCAAAATCAGTGACAAAACCGGCACGAACACACCACGACTCCGGACGTCTACCGGGTTCCGGATAGCCCCAAGCATGCACCCAATACCAAAAACCTGTATCCTGCGTATCAACCCCGGCAGTTAATAAAGAAACGACACCATTTCCAGGGACCAAACCGCGCGGACGGTTTTCTACCAGGTTTAGAACGTTATCGACAATTCGGTCTTCCTTGTAGAGTCGCCACGGTTCTGCATTGTAATCATTCTGGAAATCCTTTAGTTTGGTTTTGTCTTTCTGTCCGCGTAAAAATGCCGCAACCACTTCACGCAACGGCACAAATCTTGATATCCAGGATCGGTAATGAAACCCGACCACTACCGGCCTGTTCACCTGCAAATAAGCTTTTAACGATAAATTTTCATCCCTCACTCGCCATCGTCCGGATGATACGGCCATATCGCGCTTGGTGTCATCCCAACGGCTTTCACATCTAATGCACTCATACCAGGTAGATTTTGGATCAGACAAAACCGTGCGCGGGTCCGCGTCGCTGCCTCCGACCCATTTTATCGATTTAAACTCCATTTCCTGCCAATCGCCACAATCGGGACACCTTACCCAATAAACAAAAACAGCCTCACATTCGGTATTTAGTGCCTGCCATATGGGACCGCTTTCGATTGTAGGTGTTGATACCCGAATGATTTTGCGGCGATGGCCGAATGTTCGCGTCCGCTTTTCAGCCAATGTCGTCGGGGCCGTTTCCTTTTTTCCGGCCGTCACCGGAAACTTGTCGATTTCATCTAGCAGAACATAGGGTAATGGTCTGGACGCTAGTCTTGCCGCACTGGTAGCCCAGGCCATATAGATCCTGATATGTTTTAATTTTATTCTCAGCGTTGCAAAATCATCGACCGTTCGGGTAATATATCGCCGAAGTCGTGGAGAGTCGGTAAACATCGGCTGGACACGATCCCTCGACATATCTCCAGCGGTTTTTTCATCTGGATAAACAATCAGCCAATTTCCAGGCATGCGGTCTGCCGTGTATCCGACTATATTTAAAGACAAGTCGGTTTTTCCGGTTTGAGGCGGCGCACATACGACAACGTGCTGTATTGTCGGGTGCATGATTGTGTCCATTATGCCGGCTAAATATGGCGTTGTCGCATTTCTCCAATATCCCGGTATCGGACTGTCGGGCGGTACTACTCTGCAACTCTCGGCCCATTCGGAAACGGGTATTTGACGGCGCCGGCGGACTGCCAATTTTACCCTGCGCGGCAGTTTTATGTATCGCCTGTCGGGCGGGTCCAACCTTCGCGCGCGAATCGTCCTTTCAGGTATACTTTCAAACAGATCAGGCTGATTCATTTTCCGGCCCCTCGACCCATATTCCACCGGTATCACAAATCTGATTGACCGCATCGGTATAATCAGAATCAAACATATCAAAAAACTTGCGCGCATGTATTGTGTCAGCCTTGACAGCCGACAAATACCGGCTGAGATTCAATTGCAGAATATGTCTCGGCAATGCATCAAATAAAGCGATCAAATCCGCCATATCAGATTCCGCCGCTGTTTTTTCAATGTATTTTCCGCGCATCACGGCCAGATCATGTTCGAGTTTTTCATTTTTAAGGCACAATTGTCTTATTTCTTCGGACTGCTTTTGATCACTTTTCGCGGCCGCAACAATCGTTTGTTCGGCCGGCCGATCCAGTTCAGCAGCAATGATATATCGATCTACGGCCGCCTGGCTAATTGACCCATCAGCTTCCATGATTAGAAGTCCGCTGTCGCAGTCTCGGTATATTTTTGACTTGGCTATTTTGTAGCCCTGGCGTCTGATGTATCGCATCGCAGCCATTCTATCCTTGAATATTCCCTTCAATGTTCCCCCATATTCCCATATTCCCATCATATTTTAATTTTAATTGTAACCACATGTCGCGCTAAGCAAAAC